CAGCTTTGTCGATTTTCTTAATCTTTTCATTAATGTCGTTAGCCATGTCAGTGTCTTTTTTTCTTATTTTCGTTTATTTTTTGTTTCTTTTCTCCTTCTCCGATTTCCTACTTAATATTGCGTTTATCACTTCATCGGCGTTACTTTTCTTTGTAATATATATCAAATTTATATTATGTTCATTACATAATTTTCTTTTTACCTCATCTCTCTCAGTTTGTACTTTAAATTCGTATCGTCCACCAAATTTTTCAATAGGTGTAAAATGTTGTTCTCCTTGTACTTCTATTGCAATGTTATATTTTGGTAGATAGAAATCTAAAAACAAACTACGTTTATTTTTTAACCAATCAAAAGTTTTCTGGCGTTCAAAGCTTATATTATTTTCTACCAATAATTCAGCAAATGATTCTTCCATTTTGCTCTTTTTATTGCAATTACAGCTTGGGCAGTTAAATCCATTTAAATGGTTATTAGCTATTTGTTCAAAATCTCCATGTATTGGGCATGTTATTATTAATCTAGATAAAGCGCTTCTATATACTGTTTTAGAATAATCATACCTATTACCATGAACAATTCTTGCTTTCGCCACCCATTCTTCTGTTGTTGGAGTGTAACGATTCCCACATTTTGGGCATCCATATCCAGAAAGATGGTCATTTGGCCTTTGAAAAAAAACGCCATGCTCATTTCCTTGTTCATCAACATTATGGCATATTATGCAAACCTTTTCCTTGTTGTTTTTATAGTCAACATTAGAATAATCGTATTTTTCGCCATATTTTTTTAGTGCTTTTTTAATAAATTCATCAGTATTACTCTTTTCCTTTCCAGAACATTTTTTACAGCCGCATTTTGAATATATATGGTCTCTTGCTACTATTTCAAATTCACCATGTATAGGACAAATAAGTTTTATCTTTGAATAAGAATTCTTATACTCTACTAGTGAATAATCATATTTATCACCATGAATAGATTTGGCCTTTTCAATAAACTTCTCCAAACTCAATTTTTGTGGCATATGCGTTTCTTTTTATAATAAACAGTAACAAATATTAAATTCCGTCGATTTCAACTATCAATGTCTTTGTTTCTTTTTCTCTTCTATTATAGTCCTTTTTCTATAGTTCTTTAATTCTTCTTTTAGTAAGTTCATTACATACGTTTTATTTTCGTTTATATCCTTTTCCCATATGTATATTAGCTTTATCCCATGAAGCGCGCACCATGTCTTTTTTACCTCATCTATTTTTCTGTCTCTACGCTGAGTACGATTTAAATTTTTATCTTCATAAACTCTAGGGTCTGCATGCCAGTATGTTCCTTGTATCTCAATTATAGGCCCATTAGGCATAATTCTAAAATCATAATATCTGCCAATGCTTTCAGCCTTAAACTGATATTTGTATTCCACCCCGAGTCTTTCAAGAAACTCTAATGCAAATTTTTTCTCTAATTTTGATGTTCCAAATTCTTTATGTCGGCGTACATATTTATGCTGTTTTAATTTTGACGCCGTTTTTCCTTTAGGTGTCGGTTGTTGCATATAAATTTTTGTTCTTTTAATATAAGTATTTCAAACAAAAATATATTTATCACTATTTATTCTAAAAGAATATAAACATTTTTAACTCAGATAGCAATAGATTTCTATTTGCTCGATATTTATAATTGAAATATTTTTTTAGAAAAATGAAAGATAATAGCTTGAAAAAGAACCTTAAGATTTGCAATGCATACGCTAGAAAGGCGCCTAAAACAATCAATGAGGCTATGAATTTCGAAACCGACGACGATTTAATAGCATCAGACGAAATGGAATCTGGAGTAGAAGAACCAGACATGGGGAAAGATATTGAAAATACTAAAGAAACTGAAATATCTGAGGACGAAAGCGTAAAAGCAAGGAAACTTATCGATAGTATAAGAAAAATGTCATTGAAAGCAATGGCGGCTCTTGCTGACACTCCACAATCCCCAGAGTATGAATCATTAAAGCGTATTTGGACTCTATGCGATAGAGCCGTAAACGAAAAGGAAGAACAAAGGGAAATTGTTAGTAAGCAAAACGGGATTTAATAAATATATCGTATAATAAATAATAGGCGGCCATTATAGGTCGTCTATTATTTTTCTGGTTGAAATATAATCGTTTTCTCCTTGTTTGTGCTTTTTGTCTAAGTAATATATTAATTTTATTCCATGTTCTTCGCACAATTGTTTTTTTATCTTATCTCGCATTACTATTTCTTTAAATCATCCATCTCCGCCAAAAAATATAGCAAATATGAGATAAAAGTATTTTTTTTTCATAAATTTCCATTTACGCTAAAAAAAAATCAAAATATAGCTATTTATTTATAGTTGTTTTAGAATAATAAAATAAAAAGACACAAACTATATACATATATGGATTTACTAAATAAAGCTCCGCTCGTTTATGAGCCATTAAGAACGAATAGGTTTATTGTAAGATTCCCTTCTGACTTGGGAATCCAAGAGTGGAACGTCGTAAGTTTCGCTAGACCTAACATTACTATCAATAATGAGCCTATTAACTTCATGAATACTGAAACATACACAATAGGCTCATATAAGTGGAATGCTCTAACTCTTAAGCTAAGAGACCCAATCGGTCCTTCTTCATCACAAGCTGTTATGGAGTGGGTTCGTCTACACGCAGAATCTGCTACTGGACGTATGGGCTATGCCGCAGGATACAAGAGAGACCTTGAGGTCGAGATGACAGACCCAACAGGTGCTGTGGTTCAAAAGTGGATTTACAAAAACTGTTTAATTGCTTCTTCTGATTTCGGTCCACTAGATTATAAAGGCGGAGCTGTGGCTGAAATTACATTGTCGATTCAAATGGACTATGCGATATTATGTTACTAATTTATTAAAGTATATGCCACAAAAAATAAAACAGTCGAAAATGCGGCTGTTTTTTTTATTTTATGGCGTCTAAAATTTTCTGTTTTACAAGCTGTTTATTTTTAGACGCATCACTTTCCCATATTCTAAGTAATATAATTCCTTTATTCTTACAATACTCGTTTTTAATTTTATCTTTTTCAATGTGTCTCTTTTGATACTCATAAAGTGCCCCAATTGGGTATCTTTCTGGGTTACAATGCCAAAAGTCGCCATCATATTCAATAATTAAATTTTTAGATGGTATGTATATGTCACAATATTGATTAATTTCACGTAAAAAGTATTGTTTTTTATATTCAAGTCCAAGTGGTTCAATAAACTCAGTTATAAACTGTTTTTCTCCATAACTTGAAATTGAAAATTCACCAGAGTCTAATCTATCATGTAGTTTTTTACTTAATATTTTTCTAGTGCGCTCGCAACTTCCATTGTAACGGCATTTTTCAGCATGTTCTTCGCTTTTTGGAACACCTATAAGTTTATTCCTTATTTTTTTTGCACGTTCTTGTGATTTAATTGAAGACATAAGCTTGCTAATCATGTCTTGATTATAAACCTCTTCCCATTTTTTACCCTTGTTCCATTGAACGCGTGTTCCTTCTTTATATTGTCTACGTCTTGTTTCCGCAGACTTCTCTTGCGCCGCTTTATTATGACCCCAATTATTATGAACTCTTATTCCATGACCGTATACGTATTGCCTAAAGCTATATTCACCGTTTTTATCAATAGATGTATACTCTCCACACCCACACGCGCAAGTCGGCCTAATTCCCTGGTATTTAAAATCAACTAGTAATTGCTCACTTGATATTTCGCCATGCGCATTACTTTTTACGACGTGTTTTGCCATGCCTTCATATGTTTTAAACCTCTTTTCGCAATACGGGCATTTATATTCACCTGTAGTAAATTTGTCTACAGCATTTGTTACGTTTCCAGATTTTTTAAATATCCACCCATCGGCAGCCTTTTGTTTGCCGTTGATAACTTTATAAATTTTATTTTCACTGATTCCTTCTGCCTTTACAGCATCTTGAACGCTTGAATAACGGCATATTTCGTTACCGTTCAAATCAAATTTTATAATTTCTTTCTTTAATCCCATAATGTATAAGTTTTATTATAATATATATCAACAAAAATGAAAAAAGCAAGCATTTTGCTCACTTTTTTCATTGATTATGATTGATAAATTTCGCAACTTACTGTTTATCAGTGTTTTACTCGTCAAATTGTACACTTTCTGGGTATACTGTGAAGTTAATCGATATGTACTCAAGAGCAGGAGTAGGCTTGATTAGAATCTTAGCAGGAAGAATGTGCTGGTCTCTTGTCTCTTCTGTAACCTCTGTCTTTAGTTTGTAGTCATAGATACCTCTATTTGTCTTAACGTTTGCCAAAATTGGTTCTACAAGACTTCTAAACTGTTTCTCTAGAGAATCATCGTATTGGTCGAATATCAAGTCTTTAGATGCTGACTTAATCAACTTCTT